CGAAGACAGGTTTGAAGATATTGTGGCGGGCGTTACATTCAGCATTGATCTTGAAGTGCCGTTTCTTTATGATGTGTGCGATCTGCCGAGTAACTATGAGCTGCCAGATCATGAAATAACAATAATAGAAAGCAGAATGACTAAAGTAATAGATTTCATCGTTGGCTCCGGGCAGCCTATGGAGCAGGACGATACGACATACCAAAATAATGTCCTAACGGTGCCGCCTTTGGTATTTATAGATGGGCTGATTTTAACCTATCAAGTGCGCTCAGATAGACGTTATATTTCACACAATGCAACAACAAAAACAATCACAATTAATAACGGAGGGGTTAATGATGGCGAAAATGTACAAATATATATTTAGTATTTTATTGGTATGCTTTGCCGTAGTTGGTAAGGCACAAACTATTGACGGAAAACTTTACACTCCTTTCAATAATTATTATCAATGGATAGGGGGCAAATTCAATAGCAATTTAAACATCCCGAAAGTTACAGCAACTACCGGGCGCGATACGGGCGGCATACGTTATAGCCTTGCGGATAGCTCAATGTATGTTTGGACTGGCAGCCAATGGAGGCAGGTGGGCGGTGGTGTTGCTTATGTTGATAGCATTTATCTTTTAAATGATACATTAAGATACAGAAAAAACAATGTTATTTTTAACGGTGGTGTAATGGATACGGCGGCGGTTGTAAAAGCATACGTAACCAATGCCGAAGCGGTTACGATAACAAAGGGGCAGGTTGTTTATATATTTGGAGCATCGGGTGACAGGGCAGCGGTTAAGTTAGCAAAGAATACAAGCGATACGTTTAGTTCAAAAACTTTGGGGATTGTAAGGGCGGACATTGCAGCCGGTCAGGCGGGATGGATTACAACGCAAGGGCAAGTTAGCGGAATAAATTTAGGGGCGTATAGTCCGGGGGATATTTTATGGCTGGATAGTGTACCGGGTGGGTTTACAAAGGTTAAGCCTATAGCACCCTTACATTCGGTGTTCGTGGGAGTTGTAGAGCGAGCAAATGTAGGAAACGGGCTGATATATGTTAAGCCGCAAAACGGACAGGAATTAGGGGAGCTACATGACACGAAAATAACTTCACCTACAAATAATCAAGTATTGGCATATACGGCTGCTACTGATATTTGGGAGAATAAAAGCATAACGACTGCTTTAGGATATACACCTTTAAATGTTACCGATACGACTGCCATGCTTACGCCTTATCTTCGTTCAATAAATGCAGGTGTCAGATGGCAAGGGGTGGATAGTTCACTTGCATCTAATTGGGCGGTAAATGGGTTTCACGAAGTAGATGAAACCATAATGCGTGGAAGTGCTGCAAACAATCCCGGGTTATTTCAGGGAAGTAAATATACAGGATCAGGCAACTGGCTTGGTGTTGTAGAAAATGATGTCAATTATATTCAGGGAAGTACAGTTACAAGTGCCACAGGTGTCGCATCAGCTATCTATGGTGGATCTTCAATAAATCAATTATATATACCTTCATCAAATTGGTTTGTTTATACAACAAGAGTTAGAATACCTACTTTAAATGACGGAACACAAAAGTTTTATGTAAACTTTGGCGTAATTACCGGAACGCCCGCCGCCACTCCCCCAGAAGGTGTTGGGTTTCTTTATGATTTAGATGGAACCACTACTGGAAGTTCCGCATCTGCTAACTGGCAGACTTATAGCATAAATGGTGTGAGCCGTACATATAATCAAAATCATACAGGTGTTGCAGTTGCTGCAAATACATGGACTAAATTAAAAATAATATTCAACAGCTCAACGGCCTATTATTATGTTGACAATGTTTTAATAGCTACGCATACAAATAATATGCCTACTGGAGATGCCATAGCACCTTGCCACGCAATAATTAAAACCGCTGGCATCGTTGCAAGGACTTACCAAATAGATTATTCAACAATAGATATAAAATATTCAACTGAACGATAATGACAATCACAAAATTTAAAATTAGCAATGGAACGACAACGATAGACTTCGCAACCTTTACAGATGCAAGCAACTTTATTTTAGCAAATCCTGAGTGGGCGGGCACTCCGATAATAGAATATGAAGAGGACATTTTGCCTCCGCCTGTTTATGTACCGAATCAAGTACCCACATGGAGACTTCGTGCGGTGCTTGCATTGGATGGCAAAGAAACGGATGTGCAAAATGCTATTAATACTTTGCCCGATCCTAATAAAACCATTGCACAAAGGGCGTGGGATTTCGGGAGCAATACGGAAAGGACAAGCCAAACCGTTGCATTTATTAAAGGGGTTTTGAGTTTGACGGATGCGGAGGTGGATCAGTATTTTATTGATGCTGAGAATCTGCAAGCGTGAGGGGTTTAATATTACTGATAATCGCTTTGTGCTTATCGGTAATCCTTATGCCGGTCGGGTTTCTGTTTCAGATAGTGGTTACTTTATTTAGGGCAATAGATACCTATCTGTTTCACATAGCAAAGTCAATAGACCAACACGGGAACGTGGTTTGTGCGGAAATGTTTAACCTGACATTAATAAAAAAGAAAGGGTATAAATTCGGGGATATGGATAAAACAATCAGTTACGTTTTGGGCGTAAATGCTGAAAAAAAGACTTTAACGTATTTAGGTATGAAGGTTGGTAATTTATTAAATACTATTGAAAAAGATCATCTTATTAAAGCGGTGAATTATGAGCGCAAAGATTGAGGTAATAAGCATTTGGATGCTGAGTATTATTGCTTTTGTAACACAAAATAATGTGATGTTTGCCCTAACGGTAGTTGGCAATATCGTATGGATTGTAAGGAACCTACCCGGGGCGTGCAAAAATATCAAAGAATATAAAAATAGAATCTATGCCAGAATGGTTAAAAAGACTAACGAAAACTGATATTCGTAACAGCCTTGCGATTATCATTGTTTTGGGATGCTTTACACTTATGTATCTGCTTCAGGTTAAGCCTATACCTGCTGAGAATCACGACATCGTTAATATCGTTGCGGGGTTCATCTTCGGAGGTGCGTTGGCGGGTGTTGTAGGGTTTTATTTTGGTGCAACTAAAACTGATAAGAAACATGAAAGTGAATGATAAAGAGATGCACTTTTGGGCGGGCGTAACGGTTAGCTTTTTTGTTCTGATCCTATTTAAAGCGGTGGAGGCTCCTTATTGCCCTCTGTGGGTGGCTGGCTTTACTATTGCCGCTGGCATAGGTAAGGAGCTGAAAGACTTAATGGACTACGGCAAATTCGACTACAGGGACGCAGTTTATACTATCGCAGGTGGGGCGTTGGCTTTTGTACTATCATTCTTTTAATATGTTTAAATATTTAGTTTTTTTACTCTTGTTGACATCGTGCGCAAATCCTAAGAAGCTGCACAAAATGATGGATAAATTACCTTTCTATGCGGCTGATGAATGCGCTCAAAGGTTTCCCATTAAGGAAAGGATTGACACATTAATGGTCGAGGACACCGCACTTATTAACGCATATCTTAATGAATATCATTATATGTCCCAAATGATAGATAGCTTACTTGATGCGAAATGCGATACTTTATATGTCGATAAGATAAGAGAAAAGATAAAGCAGATTCCATGCAAACCTGAGGTTAAATATATTATTAAGACGCAGGAGAGCACGGCAAAGCTTAATGTGTTGCAAATGGAATGCGATAAAAAGCAAGCTGAATTAATCGCAACTAATAACAAAATAGTGGCTGATTGCAATGCTTTAAAAGACAGGAATGTAAAGCTGAAGCATAGGATAAATTTGCTTCTTTTAATCATTGTATTTTTAGCGGGATGGGTGCTTAGAAAACCAATTTTAAAAATAATAAAATGATAAACCAAAACAACTACGATATGTGGATCGCGCTTGCGTTCTGCTATCTGCCAATCATTGCGCTTCTGATAATGGCCTACAAAGCATCTAAGTCTGGAAGCCTCGTTAAAGAGCCTATCAATTCACGCGGCGGTTATAAGTGGGTGAAGTCAGACGTTAATGTGCCGTTTGTTAAAACAGGATGGTTTCAGTTAGCTATCGTTTGGTTTGTGCTGGGTAGCGTTTTCTTTTGGCTTATCCTATGGCCTGACCATCATGACATTTGGCTTTCAAAATGATATTTGTCTATCCTATATCTGCCGCTATTGTTTGCGCCGTAATTGAATGGATACGCATAAGCATAGCGCATGGGCAAAAGGCGAATGTCAACAAGGTGTGGACATATACGATAGGAGCTTTATTTTTCGGCATATCGCTTTCGTTTAGTTTGGATTATTACGATAATTCTGAGTTCTTTAAAATAGTCAGTTATGGTATCTATTATGCAGCCTGTAGAGGTGTGGTGTACGATCCGCTGCTGAACGTGTTACGAGACCTTGCTGTTGACTACAAATCGAAGTCGACAAATAGTATAATAGATAGATATTTGAATATTAACTTTTATTTGCTTAGATTTATTTATTTATTTATAGCTGTAGGATCAGCATATATTTATTCGCGTTATGAATAGAGGTATTGCGATAATAAGAAAATATGAGGGTTTAAGACTTCGCGCCTATGTTTGCCCTGCCGGTTTGAACACGATAGGCTATGGTGCAACCTTTTATGAGAATGGTACGAAGGTGCAGCCTAAAGATGTTATCACAATTGATCGTGCAGACAAGCTGCTTCACTTTCAAGTAAAGTTATTCGCTGACGAAGTGAAGCGCGTTGTAAAGTCAAACATTAACGAGAATATGCTCGGAGCCTTAGTTAGCTTTTGTTTTAATGTGGGTGGTGCTGCTTTTGGCAAATCAACATTATGCAAAAAAGTAAATGCCAACCCGAACGATCCTACCATTCGCGCTGAGTTTATGAGATGGACACGTGGCGGCGGTAAAGTACTCCCCGGACTTGTTAAGCGTAGGGAAGAAGAAGCAAATTTATATTATGCCTCGATTCAATAAATCAGATATATCAAGAGAATACAGAAAAAAATACGGGATGCAAATGCCTACCTTAGCACTTGCGCGTATAATGTATAATGATAATAAGGAATTATTTAAAGACATTGATGCTGCCAGAAGAGCATTAAGATATATTGAGGGAAAGACAGGAGCACCAAACAAAAAATTTATACCTGAAACTTCTGAATTTTTTATGAGTGAACACCGCCCGCGCAATCCGTATAAGCTCCCTGAATCAGATGAAACGAAATACGAACCCTATTTTATTAAAGCAAAAAAGTTAGCAGTTTTATCCGATGTGCACATACCTTACCATAGTCTTGATGCTTGTAGCTGCGCCCTTGATAAAATCTCTGATGAGAAGCCGGACGCGATCTTATTAAATGGAGATTTCATTGACTTCTACGGATTAAGCCGTTTTATGAAAGATCCGCGTAAAAGATCAGTGGCTCACGAATTGGAGGCGGCGAGGCAATTCTTAGATGTACTTGCGACCTTCGGGGCAAAGATTTATTTTAAGTTAGGCAACCATGAGGAGAGATACGAACATTTCCTTATGCAGAAAGCCCCCGAGCTTTT